ATGAAACGATTTGATGAAATGACAACGCTTGAGAGCAGCATCATCCCCATTTATGAGAAGAACTGCATAGATGGGAGCAATCAACATGAACAGGTAGTAAACGCCCGTGAGTTATGGGAAGCCCTTGGCGTGGGTCGGGATTTCTCCAACTGGATCAAAGGACGGTTAGCGGAGATTGATGCTGTAGAAAATGTTGACTTTTGTTTGCTCGCCAAATCTGGCGAGCAAAGCACTCGCGGCGGATCGAACAAAATAGATTATATTTTAACGATGGATACGGCCAAGGAAATGGCGATGTTGGAGCGCAGTGAAAAGGGGAAAATGATTCGCCGGTATTTCATCGAGGCCGAAAAGCGCTACAGGGAGTTAAAATTTGTCCGCGTCCGCTCCAAGGCGGAACGCCGGTTATTCACAGATATCATCAAAGAACTGATTCCAGAAAGTCCAAACAAAAGATGGGCATATAAGCAATTCACTGACTTGGTTTATAAGCATGTTACTGGATACAACGCAAAACAGCTTCGGGAATTGCATGATAAACCGAATGACTTCAACGTCCGGGAGCTATTAACGCCGCAGCAGCTTAAAGAAGTCATCAAGTATGAAAGTATTATACAGGGACTTCTCAACCTTGGTCAAGATTATCACGGCGTAAAGGCGATATTAGATAATCCTGCGGCATATCTCCCAGCGCAGAGAGACGCAAGCTAACTCATTTTATGGCCTCCTTTCACCCGCTGGCATACCGGGAAAAGTATGCCTACTCTTCCAAAAGGGGTGTTCACCATCGACCCGGAAACACTGGAACAAGAGCGGGTGCGTATCTTACGCGAGCGCATAGAGATCAATGAGCGCTTAATCCACAAGACCGGGAAGAAGCGCAGGGAGGCAAAAGCGGAGTTGAGGGATCTTAATGCACAGTATGAGGCGATCTGCCGGGAGATAAGTCTTTTGAAGGGGTGATTTTGTGGGAGAAAAAAAGAATAGCGCCATGAAAATAACCCCAAATCAAGAACGGTTTATAGAACTGCTCATAGAGGGAAAAAGCCAGCGAGAAGCATACAGGACGGCTTACCCGAATTGTAAAAGTAGTGACAAGACGGTAGACGAAACCGCAAGTAAGCTGCTCGCGCAACCCAAGGTATACGCAAGGTATGAAGAATTGCGATCCAGGCTGGTACAAGAGGCGGAGGACGAATGTATTGTGACAGCCAAGGACGTGCTGCGGGAACTGGCGGCGGTGGCAATGGCAAATGGATCTGATTTTGCGCAGGTGATTGAACGGGAGTATTTAACCGATGTGATAGGCGATGACGGAGAAACACATCAGGAGGTACGAGCCTATAAGACAGTTGAGGTGTTCGAGACAAAAAACATCCCAGAAGAACGTCGGGCCGCTATTGCCGGATATGAACAAACCAGAGAGGGGCTAAAAGTTAAGACCCATGATAAGGTCAAGGCGTTGGAGCTGCTGGGGCGGTACTTTAAGTTGTTCACTGATAAGACTGAGCTTTCCGGGAAAGACGGAGGAGATATCAAAATCGCCCTGTCAGATGAGGTAAAGGATTATGCCGGTTAAGCTGATCGCCCCGCCCAACGAGAAGCAAAAGGAATTTTTCCTTGCCCGCAGCCGGTTTGTGGCATATGGCGGATCACGTGGCGGCGGCAAAAGTTGGGCGGTGCGCAAGAAAGCGATCCTCATGGCGGTGAACTATCCGGGCATCCGCATGCTGCTCTTGCGGCGGACCTTCCCGGAGCTAAGGGAAAATCACATTCTGCCGCTCATGACCGACCTTGCAGGGATCGCGCAGTATAAAGAGAGCGAAAAGGCATTTATCTTTCCGAATGGTTCCCGTTTGCGGTTTGGCTACTGCGACGGCGAAGCGGATGTGCTGCAATACCAGGGACAGGAATTTGACGTTATCTTCATCGACGAAGCGACGCAGTTCACCAAGTTCCAATACGACACCCTGACGGCCTGCCTGCGCGGTGCAAACCCTTTCCCGAAGCGGATGTATCTCACCTGCAATCCGGGCGGCGTAGGGCATGAATGGGTCAAACGCCTGTTTATCACCAAACGGTACGAAAACGGCGAGAACCCAGAGGATTACACCTTCATTGCGGCCAGGGTATACGACAATAGGGCCTTGGTTGAACAGGATACCGGCTATGTGAAGATGCTGGAAAACCTGCCGGAGGATCTCAGGCGGGCATGGCTGGATGGCGACTGGAATGTCTTTGCCGGGCAGTATTTCAGCGAGTGGAGCGAGAAAACACACGTCATGGAGCCTTTCCCGATCCCGGCACACTGGCGGCGGTACTTCGCAATGGACTACGGGCTGGATATGCTGGCGGGATACTGGATCGCGGTGGATACAACCGGGCGGGCCTATGTATACCGTGAAATATACGAATCCGGCCTGATTATCTCTGAGGCGGCGAAGAAAATCATGGCCGCCACGAATGAAAAGATCGATACCTATATTGCGCCACCCGACCTGTGGAACAGGCGGCAGGACACGGGAAAGAGTGTTGCGGATATCTTTGCGGAATACGGGATCTATCTTGTAAAGGCCAAGAATGACCGCGTACAGGGCTGGTACAACCTGAAAGAGTGGTTAAAGCCAACCATAGACGAAACCGGGGCAGAGGCCGCAAACCTTCGGGTATTCCGCAACTGTGAACACCTGATAGAATCAATACCGGCCTTGCAGTTTGACAAAAAGAACCCGAACGACTGCGCGAACGAGCCGCACGAATTCACCCACGGGCCGGATGCGATCCGGTACTTTGTCGCGGGAAGGCCAATTCCTACTTTAATTCCAGCAACAAAGGACGAGGACGCGCCGCCCGAGTACGAAGAGCAGATAGACGAATTCTTAGGATTTGGAGGGTAATATGCTGCATTGGTTTAGAGAGTTCCGGGAGCTGAAAGAACGGGTTGATCGGCTGGAGGAAAAGCCGCCGGTAAAAACGGGCAAGCCCACGAAGGAAGAACAGCTCATGAACATGTGGGAGTACGACGGCAGGCCGCAGGAGGGAGCACATGAAGATTAAGACGGAGCCGCAGGAAATATGGGCAGAGTATGAAAAGGCCGTATCCTACAATCAGGAAATCAACCTGTATGAGACGGTGCGGCAGAATGAGGATTTCTTCATCGGGAACCAGTGGAAAGGTGTAAATGCTCCTGACCTGGACAAGCCGGTTATCAATATCTTAAAGCGCGTGGTCAGCTATTTCATTGCAACCATCGTGTCGGATGATGTTGCGGCGCAGGTGTCTTTATTCTCCGGTACGGCAGATGAGAAAACCGACATTGCGCTGAAAATTATTTCCTCCAGTTTAGATGAGATCAAGGAACTGGCAAAGCTTAACTCGAAAAACCGTGACGCAATCCGCAACGCAGCCGTAGACGGCGACGCTTGCATGTATTTTTACTTCGATGCGGGCGAACAACTCGGGGATATGGCAATGGGACGCATTGAAGCGGAGGAAATCGACAACACGAACGTCCTGTTCGGTAATCCGCAGCTCTGCGACGTGCAGAAGCAGCCCTATATCATGCTGGTAATGCGCAAGACGGTAGAATCCGTCAAGGAGGAAGCCAAAGCAAATGGCGTGAGCAAGGACAATATCGAGCAGATTCTCGCGGACGACGACCCGAACGGAATAAACCGCGAGAACGAGACAGGAAAGGTTACGGTGCTTATCAAGTTCTGGAAGCAGGACAACACCGTATGGTGGACAAAGGCTACGCAGAACGTTGTCATAAAGAAACCGGTTAATACCGGGTATAAGCTCTATCCCATCACCTATTTTTCTTGGGACAAGATCAAGAACTGTTACCACGGGCAAAGCTGCATCACTGGACTAATCCCGAACCAGATTTTCATAAACAAGCTCTTTGCTATGAGCATGGAGCATGTCAAGAAGATGGCATTCCCAAAGATTGCTTATAACCGGCAGATGATTCCGACAGGATGGTCAAACAAAGTCGGGCAGGCAATCCCGGTCGAAGGAAACCCGAACGAGGCGGTATCAAGGGAGATCGGGGGCGCGGACATGTCAAGCCAGGTGGTCATGCTGATTGAAAAGATCATCGACTATACGCGGGACACGATGGGCGCTTCGGACGCGGCGCTGGGAAACATCAGGCCGGACAATACGAGCGCGATTATCGCGGTGCAAAAGTCCTCACAGGTGCCTTTGGAATTGCAAAGGATGTCCTTCTATCAGTTCGTGGAGGACTATTACCGGATCTTTCTGGACATGATGCGGGTCAATTATGGCGTGCGTGAGGTGAATTTCAGCGACGCGAACGGAGACGCGCAGACAGCAGTTTTCGATTTCTCTCAGCTTAACAATCTGTTCCTAAAGCTCAATGTGGATGTGGGCGCGTCGTCGTACTGGTCGGAGCTGGCGCAGGTATCGACCATTGACAACCTTTTCTCACGGGGGATTATCCAGGACGCGGTATTATATCTGGAATCGATTCCTGACGGATATATCAAGAACAAACAAAAACTGATCGCGAAACTGAAAGAACAGGAGGTGGCGCAGAATGGATTTTTGCCCGATGTGCCATATAGCGACAGACCCGAAGCAGGTGGCGGACAAGCTGGTATTCCAATGCCGCAACCCCCAATGTGAGCTGTACGGGAAAGTAGTCGGAGAACAGGAGGCGGAAGATGAAAAAGTATGATCCCGAAGTTATCAGAGTAAGAGGGCTGGGGTTCTTCGGCGCTTTAAGTATTGCGTTTATCGTTTTAAAGCTTGTTGGCGTTATTTCATGGCATTGGGCATGGGTACTGGGCCCGCTCTGGATTCCGTGGGCGCTCATCTTTTTAATCGCAATTGTATGTGCAATAATCGGCAAGATTATCGAATGAGGGGGTTCTTCCCCTATCTTATATAAACACCAGCCGCCGAAGCGGGGACACCAACCGCAAAGCGGCGCATGACCGGGGACACCAACCGGAAGGAGATTATTTATGAACGAAGAGATCATGGAAACGATGGAAGAAACCAATCCGTCGGAGTTGGACGATATTTTTGAAGAAGCTGAACCGGCAGAGGAAGAAACCAATCCAGAGCCGGAAAATCCGCAGCAGGAGGAGCCGGAACAACCGGTTTACACCCTCAAGCACTTAGGCCAGGAAGTGCAGATGGGGCTTGACGACCTCATTATGAATGCGCAGAAGGGCCTTGACTATGACCATGTACGGCAGGAATACGACCGAATGCGAAACGCACCGGAATTTCAGATCCTCGACCGCTACGCACAGCAGGCGGGCATGACCCGCGAACAGTATGTGCAGGAACTCATGCGCCAGGAACAGGAGGCCCGCGTGCAGCAGGAAGTGGGCCGGGGTGTGCCGGAGGATGTCGCAAGGCGGCTATTGCAGCTCGAGCAGGACAAACGGCAGCGGGAGGCAATGGAGGCGCAGCAGCGCAGACAGCAGGAGCAGAGGCAGGCCTTTGTTGAGCTTGCGCGGGAGTATCCCGGTATCAAGGAGTTCCCGCCTGAGGTCATCCAAGCCGTTGCAAAAGGTGAAAAGCCGCTATCGGCGTACCGCGCATGGGAAAATAAACAGCTTCGTCAGAAAATCGCCATGTTTGAGCAGAACCAGAAGAACAAAGAGACTTCACCGGGAAGCGCAACAGGCGAACTTTCAGAAGATGACCCTGACGGGTTTATGGACGCTTTTTCCAGCGTATTTAGATAAGCCCTTTGCTTTCCGGTAAAACGGAAAGGACGAATTAATATGGCAATCAATCTACATACCAAGTATTCCTCTAAGATCGCTACCGTCTTTAAAAGTGAATCCCTCATTGATGGAAAACTGAACGACGAATACAGCTTTTCGGGCGTTCGCACCGTCAAGATCAGCACCCCGCAGACCGTCCCGCTTGTGGACTACACCCGCAGCGGAACCAGCCGGTACGGCACCCCCACCGAGATCCAGGACACCGTGCAGGAAATGACCATGACGCAGGATAAATCCTTCTCGCTGACGGTCGATAAGGGCAATAACAAGGATCAGCAGGGCATCAAGGCGGCGGGTCGGATGCTGGGCCTTGAAATTAAGGAGCAGGTTGTCCCGATGAAGGACAAATACACCTTTGAACGGCTGGCGCAGCTCGCGGGCAAGATCGTCGGAAACGGGACGGCGCTTTCCAAATCGAACGTTTGCGACCGGATTTCCGACGCGGTACAGTATCTCGACGACAAGGAGGTCCCGCAGGATGGGCGCACCCTCTACATGCCGGTCGAAACTTACAAGTATCTGAAACACTCGGATGAGTTTCTCGCAGTTGACAAGCTCGCGGAGAAGGCGCTTGCAAAGGGTGTTGTGGGCGAATACGACAACATGAAGGTCGTCAAGGTCCCGGCGGGAAGATGGCCCGCGAACGTGAACTTCATGATCGTTTACAAGAACTCCGCGACTGCCCCGGCGAAGATCGCGGAAACCAAACTCCACCAGGACCCGCCCGGAATCTCCGGCAACCTGATGGAAGGCCGCTTCTACTATGACGTGTTCGTGATCGGCGCAAAGGCGGATGGCATCTATGTGGAGGTCAACACCGCTTCGAGCGCGGGCACTGTGCTTGCAGCCCCGACCATTGCGGCGGCGACCGGCGCGATCACTCCGCCTTCCGGCGCGACCGTAAAATTCACCACCGATGGCACCGACCCGCGCTACAGCGAGACCGCGAAAATCGGAACCGCAGCGGGCACAGGCGCTGGAACCGTTGTAAAGGCTTATGCCTATAAAGACGGCGCGTATCCTTCCGAGGTTGCGACCGTCACCTTGACAGCTTAATCACAGGCGCACCGGGAAACCAACGGGGCGGGGATATGCGTCCCCGTCCCGTTTTTTAAAGGAGTGAGCACATGACCGCAGAGGATGTATATAAGGCGGCATTGGCCCTGATTTTTGAGGATGAACAGACGGCGGGGGACTATAAAACATTCTCCCCCGCGTTAATCAATCTGCTTTTGCCAGGGCTTTTCAGCGTGAACAATGCCATTCGTGAGGTGCGCGGGAAGGAACCGCTCACAGAACTGCCGAGGGTTAGCGCATTCACCGATGAAATCCCTTATGAGGATGATCTTGTAATCGGGGCAATGCCCTACGGGCTGGCGGAAAAACTGGTCTATGACGATATGGACATGGATAAGGTCGGATACTTCAACAGCCAGTACGTGAATGCTGTAAACGCTTTAACACAGGTGAAACCACAAGACATAGAGGATGTGTACGCATGAAGCCGGTACGGATTGCAGGCGGATCTCCAAAGATCTATTTAACGAAATACACAAAGCTCAAAGGCGTGGATATGTCCACCGACCCGTCGCAGATCGGGGAGGACAAAAGCCCGTGGTGCCCAAATCTTATAAGTGACAACGGAGGGAACCCGGAAAAGCGGCTGGGGTGGCGGACGCTCTTTCAGCTTGAAGCGCCGGTAAATGGTCTTTGGTGCGTAAAGTTGAAGCAACAGCTCTATTATTTTGCGCATGGGGCCTCCAAGCTCTACCTGTGGAAGCCGGGAGAAAACCCGCAGGTGATCCGGGAGAACATCCATAACGCAAAATCTACCGCTTTTACAATGGCAGGGAAGATGTGGTTCCTCACCGGCGCGGAATACCTGGTTTACGGGGAATTCGACAACCCGGATTATGTAAAGCCCGCAGAAGGGGAAACAACCGACGTGCCGGAAAAAACCATGCAGCTCAAAGACGTGGTGGACGTGGCATTTGTCCCAACCACGGTAATTGGGCGTGCCCCTACGGGCGGCGGTGTGCCTTACGAGGCGATCAACCTGCTTTCCGGCAAACAGATCAACCGCTTTCTAACAACCTCGGAAAAGACCTATCAGCTTTCGGCTACGGACATTAAGAGCGTGGACGAAGTGAAGCTAAATGAGGTTAAGAAAACCGAAACTACAGACTACACAGTAGACCTTAAAAAAGGCACAATCACCTTCAAGGCGACCATGCCAAGCCCGCTGGTGGATGGTGCGGACAACCTCTATGTGACCTTCACAAAAGAGTACAAGGACTATGCCGACCGAGTGAAGAAGTGCACCATAGCGGCGGGATACGGCGTGGGAACGAACGACCGGGTGTTTATTTCCGGCAATCCCGATATGCGCAATACCGACTGGTACAGCGGCCTTAACGACCCTTCTTACTTTGGTGACACTACCTACGCGAACGTAGGCGGCGAGAGCACCGCGATTATGGGATATCTCCGGCTGGGTGAATATCTGGCGGTGGTCAAAGAGGAAAACCAGCAGGACAGCACCGTCTATATGCGCTCTGCGCAGCTCGATTCCAACGGCGGCGTACAGTTTCCGCTTAAACAGGGGGTTGCGGGTGTTGGGGCAATCGCAAGAGGCTGTTTTGCAACCCTGAAAGACGAGCCGTTATTCCTTGCCCGTACAGGCGTATACGCGGTCACTTCCAATCTTATCACCTACGAGCGGACACTAAAGAACCGCAGCTATTTTGTGGACGCGGTGCTTCGGAAGGAACCGGACCTGCAAAACGCGGTGGCGACCGAATGGAACGGCTACTATGTGCTGGTGGTGAATGGGAATGCCTATCTTTTGGATGCGAACAGCAGAAAGGAGCAGGTCAACCAGTACACGGGGGATTATGCGTATCGGTGCTATCACTGGACGAATATCCCGGCGGTGGTGATTATGGAACACGACGGGGAACTGTTCTTCGGGACGAACGACGGGAGAATCTGCAAATTCAACACCGACATTGAACTTATGACCCGGTATAACGATGACAACGCGCCGGTGGTGGCTGAATGGGCAACCAAGTTTGACGACGACGGGGATTTCACCGTCAGAAAGACGATGGTCAAAAAGGGCAGCGGCGTTCTCATCAAGCCCAGCAAGCGTTCTTCCGTCAAGGTCACAGCGCGAACCGAAAAGGATTTCGGGCGGGAGATCAAGTATGCCACAATGGATATTTTCGATTGGGACGAGATCGACTTTAACCGCTTTACCTTCAACACCATCGACACCCCGCAGGTGGTGCCATTCAACACGAAGATCAAAAAGTATATCATGCTGCAAATCATCGTGCGAAACGACGCTTTGAGCGAAGGATTCGGGATCTATGGCATTGAAAAGCGGTACACCATTGGGAATTACGTGAAATAGAGGTGAGATTTTGAGCGCGTTAACGGATTTGAAATTTACGGATGCTGATTTCGAGAATCAGAACGTGAAGGCATTACCGGATACAATTAATAATCAGGCCGCGTGGCTGAAAGCCCGCTTTGACAACGTGGCGGAAAACGTCATTGCCAAGGGCAAGATAAACGACTTGATAACCCTGCTCGATTCCACGGCAGGAGCGGAAAACATCGGAGCACAGGTCACGGGCATAACCGGCCAGACGGTGCAGCTCATATTGTCGGCTTTAAAGGTGCTGGTTGACGACTGCTACACCAAAGCGGAAGCCGACGCGGAGATCGGGACAGAAACCAATACGCTGGTGCAGGATATCACTATCAATATGGATACGGGAGTAATCACAGTCACCAAAAAGGACGGAACCAGTGTAAGCACTGACACGGGAATTGAAAAAATAGCGCTGGACGTTTACCTGGACGGGACGGATTTTGTTCTCGTACTGGAAGATGGAACCCAGCAGCGGGTGAGCCTTTCATCCTTCATTGACACCTACACTTTTTCCAATACCGATACCATTGCCTTTACCGTTACGGGGACGGGCAACAATAAGGGCGTGTCGGCCACTGTGCGAAACAACAGTATCACTTTGGCAATGCTGGCAGTGGACGCGGTGACGGAGATCCAGACGAATGCAACGGCGGCACAGCAGAGTGCGGCAGCAGCACAGGCAAGCAAGGAAGCGGCAGCGGCTTCGGCCAATACAGCGCAGGCTGGGGCGAATACGGCAACCTCCAAAGCCTCCGAAGCGTCCACAAACGCGGTACTTTCCCAGAGCTACGCAAAGGGTGGCACAGGGACGCGGACGGGCGAGGACACCGACAATGCGAAGTTCTATAAGGAACAGGCCGCGCAGGTGTCCTCCACGGCGGTTGCGGCGGCGCAGACAGCGACCAGTGAGGCGAACCGGGCAAAGAGCGAGGCGGACCGGGCGGCGGAGATTGTGGGCGGGGATTACGCGACAAGGACAGAGCTGGAAACCGGCCTTGCGGGGAAAGTGGATGTTGTAACCGGCAAGGGCCTGTCCACGAACGACTACACCACCGCCGAAAAGGAAAAACTCGCGGGGATTGCAGAGAACGCGAACAACTATGTCCATCCGGCCACGCACAGCGCACAGATGATTGACGAGACGGATACGAGGATGTTTGTCACGCCCGCTGAAAAAGCGGATTGGAATGGCAAGGCTGACCCATCCGACCTCATCACCGTAACCCTCCCCGTGGCCTCATGGGTCAAGGACAGCACCCGCGAGATGTGGACGCAGGCGGTAACGCATAGCTCCATTGTGGACGATGTGCGCATTGGGATCAGCGTGGACGACGACACACAGCTTGCCCTTATGGACGCGGGCGTAACCTTACGGATTGACAATAACAATGGCACAGCTACGGCAAAAGCATTTGGAGCGATCCCAGAGAGTAACATCACGGTGCAGCTGACCTTAACGCCTGTGGAGGTGGTAGCGTGATCTACGGCGAAGAACTAGGCGCGGGCGGGATCAGTACAAAGACGATCCCACCGCAGGGGCTTAATTTGACCTTAAAGGGCGGTAACGGCAGGATCGACTGCACCTTTACCGGGATCACCTCACAGTGGCTGTATCTCGGGCAGTATTACCGGCTCATTGCAAAACCCGGCAGTGCGCCGACCTCCCCAATGGACGGCGTACAGATTAAGGACGTGCAGGTCGGGGCAATCGGGGATGCGGTTATCTCCGCGAGCATCGAGGGGCTTACCAATGGGGTGCAGTATTATGTGCGGCTCTATGTGAGAGGTGAGAATGGCTGGCAGACCAGCGTGGACGCGGTGGGGACGGCTACGCCGGTGGCGGGGATCGCGATTAGCACTTTGGCGGTGGGGTCAGAGGTCAAGCTAAATCTCGGTGGCGTGCCATATAATCATTTGGTTGTACATCAGGGGAATCCGGACGCGACGCTGTACGACGCGAGTTGTGACGGAGCATGGTGCATGATTAAAGATATCTACGAAAAAAGAGCATGGGGAGACCTTTCTGCCACCAATTATGCAAAAAGTGCGGTTCACGAATACCTTAATACCACCTATTTGGGGCTGTTTAATAGTGGAATTCAGAACGCCATTAAGCAGGTTAAAATTCCATACGCAAGGAGCTTGTCCCAAACATCGGTTAATTCAGGTGAAAACGGGTTACTTACAAAGGTTTTTTTGCCAGCCTCATTTGAGCTAGGGCTAAATAGTAGCGAATGGAACATATCATTGGATGGAAAAAAGCTAAATTATTTTTTATCAGGATCTAGTGAAGTTGCAAGGCAGAAAAGGGTAGCCTACTTTAATGGGGTTAAAACTATGTGGTGGACAAGAAGTTCCAATTCCGATTATTCTCGCCCAGTTGCACCTGCTGAGAATGGCAGTCTTGCCAGCACAGACAGAACAAGTGTAATTGGAGTTCGTTCCATAATTATTTTTCCGTCAGATTTTCTCCTCGCCCCAGAACCCAACCCGGACGGCAGCTATAGCCCGCTCACAGCATAAGGAGGTGATCCCATGTCAGACATAAAAGGCAAGGCCCTATCCTTTGGCGGGATTAACACCCGCGACCTTGCGCCGCAGGTGGAGAACCTCACGCTCAAAGGCGGGGACGGCAAAATAGACGCAACCTTTAGCGCGGTGGACGCGGCATACGCCTCACTGGTCAAATACTACGTCGTGACTGCCAACACCCACATGCCCAGCGGCCCATCGGACGGCGTGTCGGTCGTGGTAATGCCGGGGACGGGGACGCTATCGTGTGTCCTGTCGGGACTTACAAATGGTGTAGTCCACCATGTGCGGGTATTTATCCGCTGTACCTACGGTTGGCAGACAAGCCCTATGGCCTATGGAGTGTGTACGCCTATGGCGGGGATAGCGATTAGCACCTTGGCGGTGGGGTCAGAGGTCAAGCTAAATCTCGGTGGCGTGCCATATAATCATTTGGTTGTACATCAGGGAAATCCAGATACAACGATGTATGATGCAAGCTGTAACGGGGCATGGTTGCTGATAAAAGATATTTATAATCAGATCGCCTGGACCACAAATGAAAAAGGCGATTACTCGCTTACAACAAGCTTATCTTATTTAAATACAACGTATTTTGGACTGTTTGATCCGAATATTCAGACCAGCATTAAACAAATAAAAATTCCGTATGTCGCTGGTAATGCTAAGCCTGGTGTAGTTAAATTTGGTGAAGAAGGCGTATCGTGTAGGCTATTTTGGTTGTCAGCAATTGAGGTTGGATTTAACTATAATTCGACAGATCCTTTAAGAGATGGTGCGAAATTAGATTACTTTGATTTGACGGGAAATAGCGTGGTAAGCACAAAAAGAATTGGTTTATTTAACGGAACGGCTGACCTTTGGAATTTAAGGTCGGGCCTTCAAAGTCTAACTGGGCATTGGTTAATAAGTACAACTGGAACATTAAACTCATCGGGTTTAAGTTCTACCGCTCGCGGATCTAGACCTGCTCTCATTCTCCCGCCAGATTTCCGCCTCAACCCCGAACCTAACCCCGACGGCTCATATAGCCCACTTTAAGGAGGCAACATGATCTACATAGACAACACGCAATACCCAGACACAATCGCGTCTGTCACAATGGCGCGAATCAATGACCAAAGCGAGGAGATACTCATCCTTGCATTCCCGGCCACAGATCACGACGCAATCCGTGCCCTGCTCGATCCCGCCCGGGAAATCCGCGACGAGCAGGAAACCACCATAAGCCGGTACATCCCGCGCATCTGTTACGACATCGCGGACATGGACGGCAGGACGTGGGCAAAAATCCGCCTGCGCAGCCGCAGCACCGGGGATAACCCGGCATACTATCAGGCGCGGGCCGTGGACGCGGAACAGCGATACACCGACGCAGATTTAGCCCGCATGGAGGCCGAACAGCGGGCAACCGATCTGGATTTACAGCTATTGGAGGTGCAGAGCAATGAGCAAATATGACGATATCGCACAGCGCTACGCAGATGGCGGTGTGCGGGATGATCAACTGGACGGGACCGGGGCAGAGACAGGCAGCGTTTACCTGACCCGCAATTATGTCGCCCTGGGCGCAATCACGCAGGAACAGGCCAACGCGATCCGGGCGGGAGCGGTTGACCCGCAGATAGCCGATCTGCAAGCGCAGCTCGAGACGCAGCAACAGATCAATGAGATTATCACGGGAGGCGATACGGTATGATTACCACAATCGAGCAGGCGCGGGAGTACCGCGCAAAGATAGAGGCAACGACTGTGTACGCTCCGCCGGAGGTCGCCGTCAAGGAGCCGAGCCTTTATCCGGTCTGGTCGCCGGATGCGGTCAATTACTATGACGGGACGGGCGAGCATCCTCAGAGTAAGGTGCGCGGACGCACACACCCGGACAGGCTCTATAAGTGTACGGCCCCGCATACCTCGCAGGAGAGCTGGGAGCCTGACGCGACTCCCGCCCTCTGGACGGTGATCGACGAGACGCACGCGGGGACTGTGGACGATCCCATCCCGGCAGCACGCGGCATGGAGTATACCTACGGTCTGTACTACCTCGACGGCGAGGATGGCAACATCTATCTCTGCGAGCGCAGCGGGGCGGCTCCGGGCGAAAAGATTACCCTACAATATCTGCCGCATGAGCTGGTGGGGCAGTATTTTACACTTTACACACCCGAGACTGTATAAGGAGGAACAGAGTGGATTTTAAAGAGTTTTTCACATGGGAATATATCGCAACCTTTGCGGGGTGCATGGCCTGCACCGGTGTAATCACCCAGTTTATTAAGAACTGGCTGGACAGTCTCGTACATATCCCGACGCAGCTGCTTGCCTACCTTGTGGCCCTTGTGGTGCTGCTGGCGGCGCAGGGCTTCACGGGGGCGCTCACGCCGTCGATGGCGGCGCTTGACCTGCTTAACGCTGTGCTGATCGCCACGGCGGCCAGCGGCGCCTACGATGGGATCAAGCGGATTGGTGGCGGCAATGGCTGACGTTGTGGCGCGCGGGATCGATATTTCCTCCCATCAGGGCGAGATCGACTTTGCGAAGGTCAGGGCGGCGGGATACTCCTACGTCATCATCAAGGCGGGACAGGGCCTGCGGGAATTCCAGACCTTCCGGGGGAAGTACCTGCCCGCTGTGCTCGCCGCCGGTCTCGACTGGGGCGCGTACTGGTGGAGCGACGCGGTGACGGTGGACGAGGCCAGACGGGAGGCGGAGGTTTTTGTGGCGGCACTCGGGAAGCTGAGGCCAACCTATCCGGTCTATATGGATCAGGAATATGCTTCGCCCTGCGGCCAGTGGGGGCTGAATCAGGGCAAACAGACCCGCACCGATATGGCGGCGGCGTTCCTGCAAACGCTCGAACAGGCCGGATACTATGCGGGACTCTATGCCTCAAAGGACTGGTTGGAACATTGGGTAAATGCGGACAAGCTCAAAAACTACGATAAGTGGGTGGCGCAGTACGCGGCAAAATGCACCTATGGCGGGGCTTATGGGATGTGGCAGCACCACGGAGATGTGCCGGGGTTCGTGGGCCGCTGCCCGGGGATCAGCGTACCGGTTGACCTCAACGACTGCTACCGGGATTACCCGGCGATCATCAAGGCGAACGGCCTCAACGGATGGGGCGCGCAGGAGCCGTCTGGCGAGATGGTGCCGCGCGGTGAATACGATTCCGTAGTGGCCGAGCGGGACGCTTTGCAAACGAAATATGACGGGCTGATAGCCGATATACAGGCGGTGATCAGCAAATACAGGGGGTAACAGGATGGATGATTTGGCGGTAAGACTGGCCGAAGTAGACCAGCGGGGAAAGTCTAATTCCCATCGGATAGACGACCTTGAAAAGCGGGCGGACACCTTGCAGGAGCTGACAACCTCGGTGAAGCTGCTGGCGGCGAACATGGAACGGATGGCGTCGGAACAGATGAAGCAGGGGGACAGGCTCACAGCGCTCGAGAAGCAGCCGGGGGAACGCTGGAACAGCATGACAAGGACAATCTTCACCAGCGCAGTATCCACCCTGTCAGGCATGCTTGTGGGGGCGCTGGTGGCAATGATGATGAAATAGGGGTGATATCATGGCGAAGGGAAAAGCGGGCAATACCAAAACCGAGGGCGGAAAAAGTTATGTTCAGACTTCCAGCGGCCTATGGGTAAGCGCGGACAGTGATTCCGGGAAAAAATGGTCGAGCAGTTCTTCCAGCAAGAGCAGTTCTTCCGGGAACAAGTCCAACTCGTCAAAATCCAGCTCCTCCAGCAGCTCAAAGTCGTCTAAACCTGGAGTCAATCCGGGACAGACCAAAACCGAGCGCGGCAAGACCTATGTACAGGGCGCGAATGGCGGCTGGTACAGCATGGATGACAAGTACGGGCAGAACGTATATAACAAATACAACAGTGGTTCTTCCGGCGGAAGCTCCGGCAAGGGAGGATATACCCAAAAAACGCAGGTTGCCGGATCTTATATTGACAACTCCGGGAACAGTAAGAACGCAGCGAATAACAAAGGCGGATACAACGGATACACGGTTTTCAAAAATGAGAAGGGCGAGTGGGGAACCGGAAAAGAGGGCTACGAGTATACCGGCGCGAGAACCGGAACGGGAAAAGACCCGGTTGCGCGGCTAAAGAACGGTGCGATGGTTGGGCTTTCCTACATAAGCCGTAACCCGGACAAGGATTATTATTCGCTCGACTACGTAGCGCCGAATACCGCGAAGAACCGTTCGCAGATTTCGGACAGTGCAAAAGCCTATGTCGACTGGAACTACGGTACAGACTTTGGCAACAGTGATTACCGTTACCCCTACGGTTCGGACGAATACAACTGGGTTTATGACAATCTCGTCGCGGGCCGGGGCATGAGCGGCGGAGCGCTCCCGATTGACAGCCCGGAATATCAGGCGATATGGGGAAGCGGGAGCTTCAACCAGGCGGCGTATGATTCTTTACTTGCACAGGGGAGGATTGCGGGGAAATGGGACGGCAGCGCGAACGGCGCAACGAACTATCCGGCGGGCTATGACAGCAAAGGAAAGGCGAATCCTATGACAGGATACGGTGATATTATGAGCCAATACAGGGCAGCACTTAGGGAAGCGGAAGAAGCGGATGCTGACCGCCTGATGGCGCAGACCAATCAGGCAATCCGGCAACTGGAAGCACAGCGCGGGACGCTGGACAGCCAGTACCAGGACAGCGCACAGCAGGCTTACCTTGCAAAAGAACTTTCCCGCAAGAACCTTCCGCAGCAGATGGCAGCAATGGGCCTTGGGGGAGGCGCGTCCGAAAGCGCGAACCTTGCTCTTGAAACCAACTATGGAAACAGCTTGAACAATCTGCGCGGGGTGTACGACCAGAATATCGCAAACCTTGATCTGAATATTGCCAACGCGCGGGACAATGGAAACCTTGCCGTGGCGCAGAACGCAAGCCAGTATGCGCAGATGATGGCCAACGCCCTCTTGCAGCTCCAACAGCAGCAGGCGCAATATGACCAGCAAATGCAAATGGCAGCTTACCAGAGCCAGCTCGAAATTGAGAAGGCGAAACAGCTAGCGGCTCTGAATGCTGCAAATAGTGTATCGAAATCCGTTTCAGGAGGACAAACCGAACAGGCAGCAGACCCCAGATATGATCAATATGGGACGTATCTCGCGAAACCAATGAGTTTACAGACAATCGGGGATCTTTACAATTCCGGCGGGATGACCGCCTTAGAAGCGCAGCGGCACGCAATGAACCAGGGGACACTATTAGACGGTTTGGACTGGAATGCTTATCTGAACCGATGAGGTGACGGAATGAAAATTTACAACCTTTCCACGGGAAGATATGAGGATGACAGGGATAAGGTAAAGGTTTACAACGTAAACACCAAAAAGACAACGGTTCTCCCGTATTCCAACGAAACCTTGAAGCGACCGGCAAGCATGTTCAAAGCTCCCACCTTAACTGGTGGGAGCGCTTCGAGTATCAAAAAGCCAGTGCTGAATCAGCTGAAGATGGCCGGCTTTAAGAAGCTGGACTATGCACAGTCGAAGGATCTGAAACCGGCACAAAATCTTGCAAAGTCTCGTGGGATGTTTGGAACCCTTGGCAAGACTGTACCAACGCCCACGTTAATGACTGGCACAGCGAAACGGGCACAGGACAGCCGCAAAGAATACGAAAATGCCATGATCTTTGCGTCGCCTGATGAAGCCCGGCAGATCCGCCAGAACTATGAAAAGCAGCGACAGAACCAGCTAAACCTCATTACCCCGATGCTGACGAATCAAAGAGCGCAGAGACAAATTCTTCCGCAATTGCCCAAAGACTTTAAAAAGCAGTTGTCGAAAGACCTGTCTGCGCAGATTCCGCAGCGGGAGTTTGGCGTGGCCACGGAAGAATTCATGAACGACCTGAACGCACAGCTTGAAGCGGATATGGGCTTACGCGAACAGCCTGTTACCCGGCAGAGTATTTCACAAGCCGAAGAAAACCTGATGGCGTTACAGCGCCAGAGCGTACCGTTTGCGGCGACAAACGGATTTGTAAAGTCTATGGCCGACCTTCCGGCTGTTATGATCCCATTCACGCCTGAACAGCGAGCGCGGTATAATGAGCCGTTTGCCCAGACCACAGAGCTGCACCCGCTGGCCTATGGCGCGGGACAATTCGCGGGGGAAGCGATCAAGTACGGGACGGCGGCAAAGATGGTTGAGGGAATGCCGGTGCTGCAAGAAGCGCTTGGACGGTTCGGCGGGAAGGTATCCTCCGCGCTCGGCGGGAAGGTTTCAGCAGAAGTCATCTCCCGGCTTGCGGCGGGGAGAATTTCCGACCTGCCGCTGGATGTGATCTATGCGGCGCAGGAGACGGACAACCCGCAGGACTTTGCAAAGAATCTCGGGATCAATACCGCAATGGGACTGGGGACGGATATCGGGCTTGAAACCATTGGAAAGCTCTGGCGCATGGGCAAAGCGGCGGCAGTGTCGAACGCACCGGGCGGCGAAAACTGGTATAACCGGAAAATGGATGAATTGAAAGACCCATTTGGCGTTGCGCCCGAGACAAAGCCGGGGTATAATCAAGGCGGAGGTGATCTAAGTGGACAAAGAGGATCGCGTAGCGAAGGATCTGTCGGTAATTTTGGAGAAGGAGGACTTTCTCAATCCTCCGCAGTTGACACCGGAAGAACGAGAGCGGGCGGACAAGCTGATGGAATCGATTCTGAAATTCTGCGACGAAAATGGGAACTTGATACCGCCGAAACAGAAATAATCCGCGCGGGAAAAACAGAGTATCGAATCAAAAAAGTTCCCGAAGCTCAAATCAGCCCTATTGCAAAGGAAACTCAGCAGATTTTAAGCGAATATGGGGTTCCTGCTACTATTAGTGGAGAACCAGTAATTGCTCGTAATGGAGAACGCTTTGTCCAAACGGGCGAAGGCTCTACAATAGGAACCGGAAGGGTGTTGATACAGAACGATCACGGATTTACCCCGAAAAACATGGGGAACCATGAGGCGTTACATGCTTCAAAATTCCTTTATCCGGATATCCACGAAGCTGTAGAAACAGCAATAACAGATGGAGGAATTAGGGTAATAAAAGACGGGAAAATAAACCCTGTCCTGCAATTGATTATCGATAAATACTCCAAAACGCATCCAAACATTGATTCTATTAGCGACCAGAGAGAGTTAATCAATGAAATCGCCGCACAGATTGCGGGATTAAACGCTATTGACCCGGATTTTACAAGAGAGAAGTTTGGGGATATCCTATACGATTATGACGGAGCATTGAGCGCCATTCAAAATGCGCTTGATGAAATGAAGCGCCGCACCGGGCGCTCTGGCGCGGCTGGAGGAAACACCAGATTTACCCCACTTCCAGAAGTCAAAAAGCCCACGCTTCCCCCGAATGATCCCATGCTGCAATCCCGCAATTGGGAGAAACCGAAGGTTGACGATTCCGTTTTCCGCCTAAAAAACACGCTGAATGAGGCGGAAGGATTGGGCGGGGAATCGGTCAGCGCGAAGGTGCCGAAGCAGAAGGGAGGCGCTGCAGCGGCCCCTGTAAACGAACCGGAAATCCCCAAAGGCTTTAAGGAACGTGGATACGCCGAAACCATCCGCACCAAAACAGACCTGCCGGACGAACTCAAGAATGAATTCGTAACCAACCCGGAATTCTATAAGCAGCTTTCCAACAAGGAAACCCTGAACCGCGCACAACAGGCGATGCAGGGCGATCTGCAGCAGGCAAAGGCACAGTTTGACGCTTTGCTTGCCCGCAAAGATCCGGCGGCGGTCCCGCTTGGCAATATGCTTGCAAAGCAATACGCGGAAGATGGGCAGAAGGACGCGGCGGTGGACGTGCTTCGGCAGATGTCCGCCCGGCTGACCGAGAGCGGCCAGTTCTCACAGGCGGCGGCAATCGGACTGCTGAAAAACGATCCCGACACAGCTCTGCGATACATACAGCGGCAGATCGACACCATGAACGCGGAAGGCTCAAAGAAATACCGCAGATGGAAAGACTTTGAGCTGTCCGACGGGGAAATGCGCAGGCTTGCGGAGATCGAGCCGGGAGACGAAGCGGCGATCAGGGCGGCGTTTGAGGAAATCGGCGCGCGGATCTCGAAAGAGTATCCCGTAACGGCTATGGAAAAGCTCACGGAATTCAGCCATGTAATGATGCTACTGAACCCGCGTACATTGGCCAGAAACTACCTTGCGAATGTCGCAATGCTCCCCATGCAGAAAACGGCGGCGAAGGTGTCGGCGTTGGGACAGGGCGCATACCATCTTGTGAACCCGGACTACAAGCCGACACAGTCGTTTTTCGTAGGCGAGGACAGCAAAAAACTCGCGAAAGAAGTCTATGAATCCATAAAGGGACAGCTTGACGATGCGACCGTTGGAAAGTGGGAAAATACCCTTCTGAACAGCCGAAAAGACAAAGACGTTTTTAAGATGAGAAAATACAGCCCAACAGCGGCGGTCAATCATTTCCTGCCGGAAGATAAGCAGCTTGGACGGTCGATCATGGAGAATATCCGGCGCTTTACCTATGATCTGCTGGACAAGGGCGACAAGCCCTTCATGGAGAAAAACTTTGTGGACCGTCTCGGCAGCTTCATCGAAGCACGGAAAATCAGGAATATCGCAGACATACCGGACGACGCGATTTCCATAGCGACCAGCGAAGCGCTGAAAGCGACCTTCAAGGATGACAACGCGATCACCGGCATGGTACAGGAAGTCAAGCGGGCGCTGAATAAGGCTGGCGGGGCCGGAGAGGTATTCATGCCGTTCACAAAGACCCCGGCCAACATTACGGCCAGGGCTTTGGATTTCAGCCCGGCGGGGCTTTTGACCCTGCACCGCAAATATGTGAAAAGCGGAAAGGACGCTTCTGTATTCATTGACGAACTGTCCAAGGCGGTGACGGGGACAGCCGCAATTGCAGTGGGGTACAATCTCGCAAAAAGCGGCCTTATCACAGGGACGCTTTCCGATAATAAGCGCAAGGCGGCTTTCCAGAAACAACAGGGTATGCAGGCGTATTCATTGAAGGTTGGCAACCGGTACATTTCTTACGATTGGGCGCAGCCCGCCGCGACGCCGCTACTCATTGGCGCAGTTCTTTACGATGGAGTGCAAAAGCAAAAGGAGGGCGGCGACTTTGATCTGGCGGAAGATTGGCCGGAGCTTGTCTTGAAGTCGGTCTATGCTTCCGGTGACGCGATCCTGAATCAATCGGTATTCCAGAACGTGAAGGATGCTCTGGGCGGCTATGGAAGCCCGACAGAGAATGTTGTCATGGAGGTGGTGGAGTGGCCGCAGAGGCTTGTTCCATCCGCTTTCGGCGCAGCGGCACGCGCAATAGACCCAACGGTGAGATCGACTTTTAGCAAAGGCGATCCGCTGAAAACACAGCTCGATGCAATGCGGGCGAAAATTCCGGGGCTGAGCAAAGACCTCCCCGCCTCCTATGACACCTGGGGAAATCCCATCACACGCGAAGGTGGCGGGCTTTACCGGGCGGTGCAGCAGTTCGCAGCTCCCTGGAACACCGGGAACGTCGGAAAGACGCCACTCGACAAAGAGGTCATGCGGTTGTATGACGCGCTGGGGGATGAAAGTATACTGCCGCGCAAAGCGGAATATTCCATCACCTACGATGGCAAAACGAAGGATCTGACCAACCGCGAATACAGCGAATATCAAAAAAGAATAGGCCAGGAATCCTATGAAATTGTAGGTGATCTGTTCGATTTGGAGGCGTATCGCGCCGCACCTGACGAAATGAAAGCGCAGATGTTGAAAGATGCTTACGATTATGCAAACGCCTTTGCAAAGGCAGACATAGTGGGGCATAAGCCAGACGATTGGATGCTGGAAGCATATGAAGCGGCAAAGCGCGATATTGAAGTGGCGGACTTCATTGCACAGAGAAAGGTTTATAATTCCCTGAAATCAACGGGCGACAGCACCAAAACCGAACAGTACGGCGCGATGCTTGCAGAGGATCAGCGATACGATGAGAAACAAAAAGAGCTGCTTTTCAGCAGCATAACCAACAGCAGCAAATTGCGGGACTTCTCCAATATGGAGGCGTTTGAAGTATCTCTTTTGAGCGATTCACAGCAGGAGGCTTACAAAAATCTCAAAAATCAAATGTCGCTGGATCAGTTCCAACGGTATGAATCTCTTATGGAAGGAGTGGAGAGCACCAAAAAGAATGGGAAAACTGTGAACGGCAGCTTGAAGGAGAACCGGCGCAGAACATTGGTAAACGCCGGAATGACCGATAAGGCCGCGAAGGAATTCTTAACTGTCCGATATGGGTACAAGTGGGATTAAAAATGCCGCCCTTCATTTGAGGGGCGGCTTTGTCCACTTTTGATTTCTTAAATTGGATTCAATGAGTGGAAAGTATAGTTTTATTGTGTATATACTCGGATATGGATGGTGAATGTCGGCTCCACCAAAATAAGTTGACAGATTTCTGCAATGATAATCTGTCAACTTTCTTTTATGTAAGCTGTTTCTTGAACGATGGGGATTTATCTCATGCAATAAAAAGGAGTTAAAAATGGACAACGAACAACTATCAATGATGGATCTCGTTATTGAAGCCCATGTGGGATTGGACCGCCAGGGACCCGGCAGTGCGGAAGTGACGGTCAAAGCGCTGAGCTTTCTGGACAACATCGATCGCATATCGCGGACAGCGGATTTAGGCTGTGGAACCGGCGGGCAAACGATGGTGCTCGCGCAAAATATTGCGGGAAATATCGTCGGCGTGGATCAGTTTTCCGATTTTATTAGCGTATTAAATGAAAATGCAAAAAAACAAAATTTGCAGGAGCGGGTAACCGGCGTCGTCGGCTCAATGGAAAACCTTTCGTTTCAGCAGGAGGAGTTTGATCTCATCTGGTCGGAAGGAGCGATAGACAATATCGGCTTTGAAAAAGGGCTGACTTATTGGAATAGGTTTCTTAAAAAAGGCGGTCATGTTGCTGTGACATGCCCTTCCTGGTTTACGGACGAACATCCCGCGGAGGTCGAAGCATTTTGGGCGGAGGCTGGCAGCAACCTGGATACCATTGGGAATAATGTTTCAATCATGCAGAAAGCGGGATATATTTCGGTGGCGGCCTTTATACTGCCCGAAAGATGTTGGACCGATCGCTATTTTGTTCCGCGGCAGGCAGCGGAACAAGAGCTGCTGAAAAAATATGCCGGAAATAAAACAGTGGAAGCCTTTATTGAAAGCAATCATTACGAAGAAACGCTCTATTCAAAATATAAGCAGTTTTATGGATATGCCTTTTATATCGGCAAAAAAATATAG